CTGGTTACGTCCTGGCTAAAGCTGCGACAAAAGATAGGGCCTCCTTTAACTTACATGCCTCCTCCGATTACTCAGATCAGTAAGAAAGCCTCGATGGAGATATTGGAAAGACTGAGTGGTGAGTATCAAAACAGGCCGGTGGTAACTTTCTGCTATGATGAGAACTTCGGAAAAAACGGAAGGGTTTGGGTAAACTATGGAAAAGAGCTCGAGCCAAGATGACGCCCGCGGATTTTTGGAGCATGGGCTATGCGGCTTTTTGGGATGGGTATGACTTTGACCCTTTGAAAAAGGTCTTTCCCTTGCGTTATCACAATGAATTCGTGAAGGGCTGGTTGGTAGCAAAACAAGAAAAGGAAGAAAATGAGGATTGAAACAATTGCGTTCTTGGCGGGGCTTGGTCTTTGGGAAATCGGAATTATCGTATTTGTGCTTTTACTGCTCTTTGGCGGGAAGAAATTGCCTCAGCTGGCTGACCACTGCACACGTGTTTGACAAAGATCCCGGGGATTGTTCTCTTTTGAATGTCGCTGCTCTTTGTCAGCGTTGCCACTTAAACCACGATAAAAAGGATCGATGTGAATCTTGATTTGTTTGGAATTACCCTTCAGGAAGCGGCTCCGGCTCTGGTCGTTGTTGGAATGCTTGTCATTATTGTGATCGGTTTCTTTTTGCGGGAATGCCGGGTAGCGGATAATGAGATTATAAGAGGAACCCCCACACTGATTGAATGCGTTCATTATTACCCTCCGGATTCTAAGCATGAGCTAGGGGATATTTACGGGGTCGTGAAGGATCAGGATGAGTACGAAGTAAAGCTAAACTGGTTCAAAGCAATCTGTGATGGAAAGGACCAGATCCATAAGGCGGAAATCAAAAAGTTTCGGGAGGAAGCCAAAAAGTGCGGAATCCATTGGAAGATTGAATGGACTGTAAGGCCTGAGGACATTCAATACGTTGACATGTGATGAACAGGAGAAGCTTCTTAAAAATGCTCGGACTGGTTCCGGCTGCCACAAAGGCAATCATTGTCTCTGAGGCTACGAAGATCTTTGTTCCGGAGGTTCTGGCTTCACCTCCCGTTGTTCAAGCGGTTGTAAATGCGGAACTGGGTTCTTGGTTGGGTTTCGATTGGATCAATACCGAGACAATCAGAAGGATTCCGTGGGGTGAATGCCATCGGTTGGGGTTGCCGTATGCCGGTGATAGTTCCTACTGCTTTTTCACTCGTTTCCTCGATCCAGACACTTCAAAGCGGTATGAGCGGCGGATTTACCTCAACCGGCTTGGAAAGTCTCCTTCGGATGTCTTGAACATTTCAAACGGCTTGGAAATACCTGGGAACGCAATCATCGAAAAACTGAACGTCTTTAGCGTTCAACATGGTACTTCGCTGGCTGCGAGACAGTTTGAACTCTGATGGTTTTTGATCTCGATGGAGTCTTCAACGGCGTTACCAGTACTGCGGAACTGGATCTTACTCCGGAACAGGCGGCAGAACTCGAGGAACTGCTAAAGGATCCAATCTGGCGGATTTCAAACCTGTATTACATTGTGGATCGGGATGGGCAGGACATCCTTTTCATTCCAAACGATCAACAGTTGAAGGTGTTGCGGGATTACTACGTCAAAGGCTACAAAAGACAGGTAATTCTCAAGGCTCGCCAGCTTGGAATGTCCACACTGATTGAGATTATGATTCTGGACATGATTCTCTGGACCAATCTTTTCCAGGCTTGTATCCTGGCGGATACCGCGGAAAACGCCAAAAAGCTGATGAAAACCAAGATCAAGTTCGCCTATGACCATGTGGCGCAAGATTTGAAACGTGGCGCCGGTACTCTCACAAAGAACCAATCCCTTATGGAGCTGGAGAACGGTTCTTCTGTCTCGGCTGGCACTAGGCAAAGATCCGGAACAAACCAGTTCGGCCATATTTCGGAGTGGGGAAAGATCGCTGCCACTGATCCAGGCAGATCCCGGGAAGTCAAAACGGGTATGCTTCCGACGATTCCTGTTGATGGCGGGTGCATCGTAGAAAGTACCTTTGAAGGTGGAAAAGGTGGGGATTTCTACGGCTTACTGAAACGGGCAATGGAAACTCGACCGGAAGATATGACCAAACTGGATTTCCTGTTTCAGTTCTTCCCGTGGTTCGATGAGCCAAGCTATACGCTGGAAGGTAATTACGGGCAGATTGACAAGGAACATGAGGCATACTTTCAAAAGCTTCAGGATGAGCACGGGATTTGGCTTACCAAAGGGCAGCGGCTTTGGTACTACAAAAAACATCACGAGCTAGGGGAAGAAATCAAACGGGAGTTTCCTTCGACTCCTCAGGAATGCTTTGAGGCTCCGGTTGAAGGGGCGATCTATGGTCCGACTATTTCGGCAATCAGGGCAAAGGGGCAGATCATCGATTTTGAACATCATCAGGATTACCCGCTTTGCACTTACTGGGACAAAGGCGTTGAGGATTATTGCTCAATTTGGTGGATTCAGATCGTCGGGCCATGGATTTACTGGGTCGATCACTTCCGGCTTTATGGTGAAGGGGCTCCGTTCTACGTGAATATTCTGAACAATAAGCCTTGGAACGTGGCAATGAACTTCCTTCCCCATGACTGCGGGGCTCGAAGTGCGAATGATGCCTTGAGTTTTAAGGAAAAGCTTGAACAGGCAGGTTTGAAAAATATCCATTTACTTCCCAGAACCGGGAGTATTTGGGAAGGAATCAATACCCTTCAGGGGTTGCTAAAAAAATCCTTCTTTCACAAAACCAGATGTGCGACGGATGTTAATCAACTGGGTGAGGAAATTCCTTCCGGCGTTACCTGCCTGGAATCCTATCGGCGGAAATGGCTGGAGAAAGAAAACATGTGGCACCATGAGCCAATTCACGACTGGAGTTCGCATGATTCAGATGCAGCAAGGACGTTTGCTGAGGCTTACAGCCTGGGTCTAATTCCCTCCGATGCCTTGATTCCCTCTGAATACCGGGAGAAAAAGCCTTTACTGAGTGGCTTGGCTAAGTCAGCTTATGATAATAGCAAAACCGGCCGGAAACGGTATCAGGGAATGAAAAGAACCCGATGAAGTATCTGACCCCTTATGAACAGGCAAAGCTGGTGTATCGCCGGGAATGGTCGAAACGGACCTTCCATGAAGATCTGTTCTGGCATTACGCGCACGGATATGTCATCAACTGCCCGGAATTTTTTGTAATGGCTCGGGTTGTTCCTTCTCAGATGTCACTGGGTTTGCTGGTCGATCCCACTATCAATTGGCAGGATGGTGACACTTGGTGGATTCACTGCTTTTCAGGCAAAATCGAAAAACTCTTTACATGGGCACCGTTTGAATTACCACTGGTCGGATGGGAAAAGCGCAATAAACCGCGCATCTATCATCTAATCACTATTAAACAAAGGTTCCTGAATGCACAATCGATTCCACAATCCTGATGGTCTGGTTTTTGAAAAAGGCGGGGGCGGCGGTGATCTTCCTCCGGTAACTTCTGCACCTCTCCCGATTACTCAAAGTTCCCGTGAATTCAAACAAGCGGGGCGTGATCTGAAAAAACAGCAACAGAAACGGCGGGGCTTTGCTTCCACTGTCTACGCTGGCGAAAACAATCAACCTTCAATCCTCCAAGGGCTGGGCGGCTGATATGGAATCTCAAAACAAGGAATTCTGCACTAAAAAGGCTTCAAGGAATGAGAAGCTGAAAAGCTGGACAATGCCATGGATGGATCTTTGGCAAACCTTGGCACAATACTTCGCGCCACGTATGGCCGGGATTACCGTGAAACGTGGAATGGCCGATGTGATTCATGCGGATCTTTATGAGGACATTGGAAAGGAATCGGCTGAGGACTTTGCTTCTGGCTGCGTCAATTATATCATTCCTCCCGGGGAAACTTGGGCTCGGTTCGAGTCTCGCAACCCCGATCCTTCTCAGGCTGAAATTGATTTTTGGCAGGAAGCTACAAAAATAATCCTCGAGGACATGGTTTCCAGTAGCTTCCACCTTTGCGCCCATGATGACTTCCTGATTTCAGGGGTTTTCGGAACTGCCACGGTTCGAGTTGAAAAGGGCGACAAGAATCCATACCGGTTCACAAATCTTTATCCAGGCCGTTACCAGTTGGAAAACAACAATGACGATGAACCAGATGTTCACTACCAGGAAATTGATTGGACCGCTAAACAATGCGCTGACAAGTTTGGCCGGGAAGCCTTGCATGATAACATGCTGAAGGATCTTGATGGACACGACTCAGCCGGTGGAGATTCTGGCGGTTTCCGGGAATGGAAGATTCTTTATCTTGTCGAGCCAAGAAAAGGTGGAAGAACGGGTTTGATGGTTCCTCCCCATGAAAGGCCCTATTGTGAATACTGGATCGATGTTGAGAACAATCATCAGTTAGGCCCGGAAGGTGGCTTCTATGAAAACCCCTACATCACAAATCGAATGTATCTCTGCATTGATTCTTTTTGGGGTCACTCTCTGGCAATGCGAACGCTTCCAAAGGTGCAACAGCTTTGCCAAATGGAGGAAGATTTGATGTTGGCGCAAGAACTCCGGAACAATCCCCCGTGGTTGGCTCCCGATGATGGTTCCTTTAGGTCCGTGAATATCCCGGGCGGAACTACCTACTACAAAGCGGATAAAGATCCAAGGCATAGACCTTCTCAGGTGGATCTGAAAAACGATACGGTTCACACTGAGGAAACCCTGATGCGGAAGCGGAATGAAGTGGCCCGATCATGGTTTTCAGACATGTTTCAGATGTTTGCCGATGCTCCCAAGCAAAGGACTGCAACCGAAGTTCTGGCGATGATTGAACAAAAGTTGGTTCTTTTTACTCCTTTCTTCACTCGATACACAAAGGAGAAATTGACTCCGATCCTTGGCCGGTGCCTGGGTATTGCCTGGCGGGAAGGTCGTTTGCCTCAGCCTCCGGCTGAAGTCCTGATGAGTGGCGGGGATTTCAAGGTTGAGTACTCCTCGAGAATCGCTCTGGCGGTGAAACTCTTTGAAAACCGGCAATTGCTACAGCTTTTGGACATGGCTGGCGTTGTGGCTCAATATGACCCGAGTGTTATCAAGGTGCTGAAAAGCCGGGACATTTTCCGGAAACTGGCTCAAAACATGGGAGTGGATCCCAAGTTGCTTGAAAGTGAACAGGCTATCAGGGCTGCGCTGAATCAGGAGATGAGCATGCAACAGGCAATGCAAGCGGCTCAACTGGCGGAAACAAGTGCAAGTGCCATGAGTAAGCTTCCGGAAGGAGGAGAAGGGCTTTTGAAGCAAGCGGTGTAATTTATGCCAAGCAAGAAAGTAGAAGAATTTAGGGCGGAACTGTTAAAGCGAGAAGCTGAAGCGGTGCAACTGCTCAAGGATTACAAGGAATTATTCAACTCCGAACGCGGTCAACGGGTCTTGAATGACCTGAAAGACAAGTTCGGTTGGTTGTGTCCATCTTTCGAAATGGGAATGAAGGTTGATGATGTTGACGGGTTTCTCAGAGAAGGAATGAAGCAACCGCTTTTACACATTGAATACTGTTTGAATGTGGAAGCCAAGTTGCCGACAATAATCCTCAATGATGAGAAATAAACATGGCAAAAGAACAATCCCCAATGGAGCTGAACGAAGATTTCAGCTTCTCAAGCAACGGCGATGTGATCGCACGTTATCAACTCTCGAACGGTATTCTTCAGATCCAAAAGGGGTTTGGGAATCTCCGCGGTGAGATGATCAAAAAGTTAGCTTCCCTTGATGTGGAAGTTTCCAAGCATGAAATTCTGGATGAGCTTGATCAAGCTGCTCCGGTGGTTCTTCCGGCTGCTCTTAAGGCTCCGGAAGCTTCCAAACCTGTTGAGGCTGCCAAGGCCCTCAATACGGTTGCTGTCAAAAAGAAGGACAATCCTAATCCCGATGGTGAATCTGAAGCTGCTGGCTTGTATGAGCGCTGCCAAGGTCTGGAAAAACAGTTGAAAACCCTGACTGAAGAAAACGATCGGCTCAAGGCGGCTTTAAACTCTGCTCGGAAGGTTAATCCAGTTCCGGCAATCCCTGTTTCGGAAACTCACTTGGATCCCGGGCAGCATCCTATCTATGGCGGATCCGTACTCTCTCCAGCGCGTCAAAAACTGGCTGACTATGGACCAAGGGGGGCAAAGTCGATGGGTGATAAAGATCCCATTGTTATTGCTTGGGCAAAGGAAAATCTGACTGCTGATGAGTTCGAGGAAGTCTATGGAAACCGCTTAGGAGGTAGCGAATAATGCGAACTTTAAAGAATCTGTGGTTTTTCTTCCTGTTCGGGCTGAATCGCTTCTATTTCGTGCCTCCCGGCGATGGTGGCGATGGTGGCGATGGTGGCGATGGTGGCGATGGTAATTCTCCATCTACTCCTGATGGATACGTTCCAAAGGCGGATTTCGATTCCAAGGTCAATGAACTGACTGGCAAATTGAATGAGTATGAATCCAGGTCTGCTTACATTGGTCCGGATGGATCGCTAAAGCCGGGATGGACAAAAGGACTTCTGGGAGAAGAATTCGCTGAACATCCTTTCGGGCAGAAATTCACTTCGATTCCGGCAATGGTCAAAAGTCATATCAACCTTGAATCATTGCTTGGTAAAAATGCTTTTGTGAAACCGGATGAGCATTCAACTTCGGAACAGATCCAGCATTTCAACTCCATGATGGGGATTCCGAATGATCCAAACGAGTACTCCTATCAAAAGCCGGAAGCACTTCCGGAAGGGGTTCAGTTCGATGATGATCGTTTGAATGCCTTCAAGTCCTTTGCCAAGGAAATTGGGCTGTCGAATAAACAGTTTCAACAGATAGTGGATAAGGATCTTGAGCTTCGGGGCGGGGATGTCGCCAGCATGACGGATTCAATGGCTCAACATCAGGCGGAAGAAAAGGCACGGGCTCTCGATAGGATCGGGGAAAAAGGCCTTTTGAACGCTAAAAGGGTGGCGGAATATCTTTCTCAAAAGATCTCCACCGAGGACAATCCTATTGATTTGACCGCTTCCCACCTGCTGGATCATGCCGACACTTTGATTGCTTTGAATGAGATTTCGAAGCTGTTCAAGGAATCGGAGCTTCCGAGACTGGATGAAGATTATGACGCCAAAACAGTTGAGGAAGAACTGTGGAAGATTCGGAACGATGCGAACTATGATAAACACAAGCGTTACTTGGCCGGTGATGAAAAGATAGTTGCTGAAGTAGACCGTTTGACACGGTTGAAAAACAAACATAGCAAGGGCCAATAAACTTTTATTTTGTTGGTAGGTTACTCACGCATAAAGAAGGACCGTCTCGAAAGAGGCGGTCTTTTTTATTGACTGTATTTCAATTTTTACTGAAACCTGAAATCCGTTGATCAAGACAACTTCCTTTTGGAAGCCTGAAATCACAAAGTCGATGAGGACTTTAATCTCTAGGAACTGACCCTTCCCGGATAATCAGGCCGATTCTAAACACTCGTTTTTAATCACTCACCAAAGGACAATAGATGTCTGTTCAAATAGATGCTGCATTTAATGAGCAATTCTCCTCAAACGTGGAAATGCTCGTTCAGCAAGGTGACAGCCGTTTTATGGGCAAGGTTCGAATGGCTACCCAAAAGGGTAAGACTCAGTTTTTCGAACAGTTGGGCGCAACCCGTGCCGTAAAGCGTACTGCTCGCCATGCTGATACTCCCCGCGTAGATTCCAAACATCGTCGGAGACAAGTAATCACTTATGATTATGACTGGTCCGACTTAGTGGATTCACTCGAAGAAACCCGGATGTTAATCAATCCGGTCTCTCCTTACGCACAATCTGCCGGAATGGCGATGAATCGTGCAAAGGATGAAGAGGTTATCGAAGCCGCAACAGGAACTTCCTATGCGGATGTTAATGGTTCAGGCGCAACTGCTGCCGTAACTCTGCCATCCACTCAGGAAGTGGCTGTAGATTACGTTTTATCAGGAAGTGCCACAAACTCAGGAATGACCCTTCCAAAGCTTGTAAAAGCTAAGTCTATCTTGGGAAAGAATGAAGTCCCTCGTGGAACCAAGAAATATTTCGCTATCACTCAGCAACAGCTGGATGACATGCTCAATAACATCACTCAGGTTTCGAGTGCTGATTATGCGGCTGTCAAAGCTCTGGTTGAAGGTGAAGTGGACAATTTCATGGGCTTTGAGTTCATCCGGACTGAGCTTCTGACATTGGCGGCTGCAACCGACATTAGAACTTGTTTCGCGTATGCTTATCCAGGTTTGCTGTGTTCTGTAGGACAGGACGCAAAAGGGCGGGTATCCGAACGTGACGACAAGAACTATGCAACTCAGGTCTACTACAATATGAATATTGGAGCAACCCGGATGCAGGAAGAAATGGTGGTAGCGGTCTATACCGACGAATCGCCCTAATCCTTAACAGGTCCAAGAAAGGAATAAATTATCATGGCTTCATTCGATGCACCATTATACACGAGCCAGATCGGCAGCGCCGGTCAAACTCCCGCGGTAGGCTATCCTCCCGCAAAACAAAGTGCTGGGAAAATGCGTTTGGCAATCATCCCCTATACGGTGGATGGGGCTGAAAATTCCGGCGATACCATCAACCTTTGCAAGCTGAAGGAAGGAGCTCGCGTGATCACTCAGTTTTCACGTGTGGCTTCTCAGGCGGCTTTCGATGTTTCTGATATGAACATCGGGGTTGCCGGGAACGATAACAAATACGCTGATGCAATGGACACAACGGACGCGGAACTTGATCAACCGTTTATCGGTGGTGATAATCGCTTTGTCCCGGCTGATGTCGCTGAAGGCGGTGAAATTGTTTTCGCAACCCTTGTAACAGTTGTCACAACTACGGCTGGTCAGCTGGTGCTGTTCCTGATCGCGTTTGTCGACGAATAAGAAATTCATACCTAACACTTAGGAACGATTTATAAGGGGGGGGGACGGTGGCCATTAGGTTACTTCCCCCCTTTTTTCATAAAATGGCCTCCACAAAATTAGACATCTGCAATCGGGCTCTCGGGCTCCTGAACGTCAATCCGATAACTGAGGATTCCCTGACCAATGGAACGGGCAAAGCGGCTCAAAAGTGCAACCTTCATTTCGATTCAACCAAAGAGGAAGTTCTTCGGGCGCATAAATGGAATCGGGCAATGAAGGACTTGACTCTTGAACAAGATTCCCAAGTTCCTTTGACTAAGTTTGCTTATCGTTACCGGCTTCCTGCTGATTACATTAGAGTTTGGGAACTAAATCAGTTCGATCCCGGAATTGAATATGCGAAGTACTGGGAAATCAGGGGCGATGATTCTGGAATCTGGCTTCATACGGATGAGTCGGTTTGTACCATTGGTTATGTCTTTAACCAGGAAATAGGCCGGCTTGACAGTTTATGCGTTATGGGGATGACGTATCTGCTAGCCAGCAAGCTGGCCTTTCCTGTGTTGGCCAAAGCTTCGCGGGAAAAACAGTTACTCGAAATCTATGTCTCTTACATCTCTCAAATGGCGGCTTCTGCTGATGCTCTGGAGATGGCTGCAAAACCTGAAAGTACAACTTATCAATCGCGTTGGGTTCGTTCCCGGCGTGTCTCAACAAACGGTTAATAAATATGCCTCAACTTCCGGAAAAGATCAGTTTCAACGCTGGCGAACTTGGTCCATTGGTGGATGCACGATTTGACCTGGATCGGTATCGATTTGGCTGTAAGGTGCTCGAAAACTTTAATATTACTCCCTACGGTCCAATCCAGTTTTGTCCCGGTACAACCTGGGTCAATGATGCTTACGGTAAGTGCTATCTCTACGGGTTTGTTTATTCTGAAACAACTTCCTATCTTTTGGAGTTTGGAAGCGGTTACGTTCAATTCTATTATCAAGATGGATCTTTAGTCTCTCCGGCTGATTCCTCGACTGCTTGGACTACTTTGACTGCTTACACAATGGGGGCAATTGTGTCTGAAAGCGGATCTTACTACTTCTGCCTTTCTGATCACACCTCGGGCACGTTTGCAACGGATTTGGCATATCTTAGATGGGTGAAAATCGTCACGTTAAGGCTTTTGACTCCTTACACTGGGGATGAGTTTACAAAGCTCTCCTTTTGTCCAATCAATGATGTGATCTATATTGCAACGGATGAAGAACCTTTGGCGCAACTGATCAGGCAAACAGAAACGGTCTGGATCTATCAGGAAGTGCCGTTTTCTTATCCTCCGATGATGGAAGGGAATTTCGATGAAGCATTGCTTCTGGCTTGTACCGTTACGGCTGTTGGAGCTTCCGGGAACCTTGTTGCCAGTGGTGGTCATACTCCTTTCAATGCTTCCCATGTTGGAAGCTATTGGGAGATTGAACATCGGCAAAGCGGCAAAAGTGAGGAACTGAATATTTCCGGAACCTCCGGAACGGTAAACTCAATTCCCATCAAAATGAGTGGGGCTTGGTCGGTCACTACAACTGACAGGTGGTATGGAACTTTGAAGCTTCAGCGGTCCTATGATGGCGGCTCTACCTGGCTTGATGTTCAGGAATGGGTTAGTGAAGCAAATAGAAACGTGGTTGCAACTGGAACAGAGATTCAGAAAACGCTTCTCCGGTTGACTTATACGGCTACGGGTAATCCATATGGGCCCGGTGTCTGGTCTGGCACAGCTCCGGCTGATTTTGTAGCTGCCAAGGCTTATATTGAATCCGATGAGCTTTATCAGGGTGGCTTTGTCCAGGTTACGCACTTCAGTTCACCGACCCAGGTTACGGTGACAGTCAAAAAGGAGCTTGAATCTACTTCGGCAACGGATGCTTGGGCTGAAGGTGCTTGGTCGGATTATCGCGGTCATCCAAGAACGTGCGTAAAGGAAAACAGCCGGTTGATGTGCGGTGGCAATGCTACTGACCCAAAACGGTTTTGGGAATCAGGTCTTGATGATTTCGAAAATTTCGAGTGGGGAACGGATGCCGATAGCCCTTTTTATTTCAATGCGCTTGGT